AGTTCAAACTCTTGGAGTTGATGTTGATACTTTGAATCCAAAACTTGCAAGTTTATCTAATCAGCTTAGTGGTCAGGTTTCTCAACTTGATTTATTATCAGCTTCTTATGATGTGGCATCTGCTGGCTTTGGTGAGGTGGCAGAACTTTCAGATGTATTGAAAGCTTCACAATTAGGTGCTACTGGTGGATTCTCAGAATTAGCTACTGTAGCTGATGCTACTACCTCTGTTCTTAATGCTTATGGGTTAAGTTCAGATCAAGCGGCTAAGTTAGTAGATGGATTTATTCAAACACAAAATGATGGTAAAATTGTTGTAGATCAATATGCACAACAGATAGGTCGACTAGCACCTATAGCTGCTGGTGCTGGTGTTGGAATAGATGAACTTAATGCTGCAATATCTACTGTCACTGCTACTGGTGTTCCAGTTGAATCAACCTTTGCTGGACTACGACAAGTTATTGCTTCAATACAAAAACCAACGAGTGAGGCAGCTAAAGCGGCAAAAGAATTAGGTATAGATTTCAGCGCTACTGCTTTAAGTACAAAAGGTTTAGGAGGTGTGTTAGAAGAGCTAGTAGCAAAGGGTGGAGCTAGTGAAGAAACGCTTGCTCAATTCTTTGGATCTGTAGAAGCCAGAACAGCAATATTACCTTTGTTAAATGACCAACTTGTAAGCTTCAATAAAAATTTAGAGAATCAAGCCAACGCACAAGGCACTGCAGCAGAAGCTGCTTTTACAGCATCAAATACAATTCAAGGACAACTGACAAGATTAGGTACTGCATTTACAAATTTAACCACTGAAGGATCAGAGTTTGGAATAATTATTAGAGAATCTCTTAAAGTAGCTGCTGTTACAGTAGAAGCTTTAGGGGCTGCTTTTAAAATAGTCCTAGCACCAGTAAGAGCCGTTGTTGCTGCTGTAGGTGAAATCGGATCAGTTATAGGAAATGCACTTGGAATAGAATCAACTAATGTTTTATTTAATTTAGAACAAGGTTGGATAGGTATTAAAGAGGCTATAACAGACGCTTCAGATAGAGCTGTTTTTATTGGTCAAGTAATCGGTGGTGTGATTGGTAATGCTGCTGTAGCTGTTGGTGAATTCGCTAGTGGTGTGCGTCAAACAATAGGAGGACTGGCACAAAAGATAGTAGATTTCTTCAGAAAAGCTTTTGAGAAAATTGTTAGTTTTATACCAGAGCCATTAAAAAAATTATTAGGAGGAGTTGAACTACCTGAAATTGATTTCAAAATAAAAGGTATTAAGGATTTTGGCAAAAACTTTTTAAAGGGTGCAAAAGAAAAAGCAGAAGAATTAAAAAATTCTGTCATTGAATTTAGCGGTGTAGAAAAAGACATTACCGTTGAAAACAATAAACAACTTGATGCTAAGAACAAAATAGTTGAAACTAATGGAAAAATAAAAAAATCTGTAGATAAAATCACAGAGGCTGAAAAAAAAGCAAAGAAAGAGGCAGATGAGTTAAAAGGTAAGTTTATGAAAATAGGAGAGGATATAGAAAGAGGTATTGTTACAAACTTAACTGATGCTGTTATGGGTACTAAATCTCTTGCAGATGCCGCTTCAAATGTATTGAATCAATTAAAAAGGCAGCTTATTGAGCTTGCCATACAAAAAGCTGTTAGTGGTATAGGTAATTTTGTTGGCAGTGCATTAGGTAATATTTTTTCAGGCAAGAAAGAAAGAGGGGGCAGGGTATCAGCTGGCGGTGCTTTTGTTGTGGGTGAACGTGGACCCGAAATATTGCAAATGGGTTCTAGGGGTGGCAATATTATCCCTAACAGTGCTATTGGTAAAGGTGGCGGAGAAACTAATAACATAGTTACAGTAAATGTAGACGCCTCTGGATCATCTGTTTCTGGAAGCAATGCAGAAGCAAGCCAACTTGGTCAAGTGATTGCACAAGCTGTACAAGCTCAATTAGTAAAAGAACAACGCGCTGGAGGTTTACTAACTAGATAAATGGCAACATTTCCCTCTATAAATCCTACTTATGGATTAAGAAAAAATAGCTCACCAAAGATAAGAACAACATCTTTTGGCGATGGATATGAATTTAGATGTTTATTTGGTTTACCTTTAACTCAAGACCCAAAAGTATATGATTTAGTTTTTGTTGTATCTGAAACTGAGGCTGATGTTATAGAAGGTTTTTTGCGTAGTAGAGTTGCAGACCAAGCAAGCTTTACATTTACACCCCCAGCAGAAGGTGGCACGCAAACAGGGACATATTCGCAGTCAGGAACAACAACTACTATTACAATCACTAATCATGGTTTGGCTGTAAATGATGTTGTGACAATAGATTTTACCTCTGGATCTGCTGTAGATGGAACTTTTGTAGTAGTTACACAGCCGACAGTTGATACTTTTACAGTAACTGCTGCTGCCAGTGCAACCAACAGTGGAAATGTATCTGTCACATTATCTGGTGCTGGTCAATATGTTTGTGAATCTTGGAGTAAATCAATACCATATAATAACAGAGCTACTTTAAATTGCACATTTAGACAAGTTTTTGAACCCTAATGGCAATACCTACAGCAGAATTACAATTACTTACAAATAAATCAATTATTGAGCTTTATTCTTTAACGCTGGTTTCTGCCTTACATGGTTCGACTGATGTATCAAGGTTTCATTCTGGTGTTGGCATGAATAGTAACGCAAGTATTATATGGCAAGGAAATACATACGATAGATTTCCAATAGTTGCAGAGGGTTTTGAATATACAGGAAAGGGAACTTTACCTAGGCCTACGTTAACTATTTCTAATACTTTGGGAACTATTACAGCCCTGATGGCACAAGTTAACGCTACAACCCCATTCAATGATTTGCAAGGTGCTAAATTAATTCGTCATAGAACAATGGCTCAATTTCTTGACGCAGCTAACTTTACTCAACAAAACACCACCACACAAATTCCAGATCCAGATGACGTTGAAAGTATTACTTACGTTGTAACAGTTGTAAATGTAGATGGTGTTAATGTTTTTCAAGTAAATGGTACAAACAATCTTATTATCACAATGAAAAGGAATTCTACTTATATTTTCGATCAATCTGATAGCTCTAATAGTGGACACCCATTAGCAATAAAATCTGATGCTGGCGGAGCGCAATCAACAACTGTCTCTGGCACGGCTGGAAATGCAGGAGCAACAGTAACATATCAACCAGCTTTTCCTACCGCTCCAAATGATTTGAGATATTATTGCACAGTTCATGGAAATGCTATGGGTGCAGAAATAATTATGAGTGACCCAGCACAAACTACATCAAGCGGCACAAATACGCTACAAGTAAACCCTTTTGGAACTCCATCTAGCACAACAGAATTACCACAAGAAATTTATTTTATTGATAGAAAAACTATAGAAAATAGGGATGTAGTGCAGTTTGAATGTGTATCAGCACTTGATTTAGAAAATATCCGTGCGCCAAAAAGACAAGTGACTAGAAAAGACTTTCCTTCTGTCGGTACTTTTAGATGACTTGGAAAAATGAGGCTGCTGAATATGCTGTTAAGTGTTTACCTAAAGAGTCTTGCGGCTTATTAGCCATAATTAAAGGCAAAGAAACTTTCTGGCCTTGTAGAAATTTGGCAGAAGAACCAGAAGAATATTTTATTCTAGAGCCTGATGATTGGGCTGATTGTGAGGATCAAGGAGAATTGATTGGTGTTGTACATTCACACACACATGGCACGGCCTTCCCTTCAGACACAGATAAAGCTTCTTGTGAATACTTAGGTCTACCTTTCCATATTTATAGTGTTGAACAAAAAGATTGGTATAGTTTCGAGCCTCAAGGGTACAAATCTGGACTTTTGGGAAGAAGATGGATTTGGGGTAAGCATGATTGTTGGAGTGTAATCACAGATTGGTATAAAGAAAGAAAAAATATATTTATTGAAGATTGGCCTAGACCTAAAAGTCCAAAAGAATTTGCAATGAATCCAGAATTTGAATTTGCTTTGCCGAAATTAGGGTTTACTGAAATAGAAAATATAATAGATTTAAAAGAGGGTGATGTTTTATTAATGGTTGGAACAAATAAAAAACTAAATCACGTTGCCTTATATATAGGAAATCAAACTATCTTGAATCACAACGTTAATCAATTAAGTTGTAGAGAGATTTATGATTTAGAATATATAAAAAATACAAAAAAGGTTTATAGATATGCAAATTAGAAAACTGATAGTTTATGGAAAATTAAGAAAATTTCTTAAACAATCTCATTTTGATGTTGCTGTCCATAATCCATTACAAGCAGTAAGTTTTCTAATACATAATTTTCCTAAGGTAGAAAAACATATGATGGAACAAAATTATGCCGTAAAAATGGGTGAAACAGAAATATCTGAAGATTTACTTAATTTAAATGGTGATGGAGATATAAAAATAATTCCTGTTGCTGCGGGTGCTAGAGGTTTTGGAAGGATTATAACTGGTGCTGCTTTGATTGGTCTTAGTGTCGCTACAGGTGGATTTGGTGCTGCTGCAATCGGTACTTTTGGTTTAACTGCACCTATAGCAGTTTCAACAATCGCAACTACTATTGGTACAAGTTTAATTGTTGGAGGAGTCACAGAAATGCTGACCCCTCAACCACCTGTTCCTAATTTTAGTAGTAATGGTATGTCTGACCAAGACCCCAATTTAAATTTTGGATTTAGTTCCATCACTAATACCAGCAGAGCTGGTGTTCCTGTCCCAATAATTTATGGTCAAGTATTCACTGGTTCTGTTGTGATTAGTTCTGGTATTGATACAGTCCAAGTGGAGGGTAGTCCATAATGCCTTTTGCAGCTGCGGTAGGGAGTGGTGGAGTTGTTCCTTTTGCACATTTAGTTGGAATTAGTGTTAAAGGTACTACTCAAGACGCGTTAGCATCAAAACAGCATCAGACGCTGATTGATCTAATTTCAGAAGGCGTTATATCTGGTTTTCCCTCTGCTACTGGCTCTCAAGGATCAACAGAATATAATACAAGTGCGCTTAAAGACGTTTTTCTTAACGGAACACAAGTATTACAACAAGCTGCTGGAACAAGTCCATCTGACACAGATTTTAATTTTCAAAATGTAACTTTTGAACCTAGATTCGGCACTTCAAACCAAACTGCAATTTCTGCTATTAGTGCTAGTGAATCTGAAACAGCAGTTGGAGTTGTAGTTACACAATCTACACCCGTTTCAAGATCAATTACAGATACTAACATTGATGCTGTTAGAGTGACTCTTGCATTTCCTCAATTACAAAAATTTGAAAGTGACGGAGATATTGATGGATCAACAGTTGATTTAACAATACAAACAATACAAAATGATGGCACAACTACAACAGTTATTACAGACACAGTAAAAGGAAGAGCAGCCAGCACTTATTTTAGAGATTACAAAATAAATTTTCCAAGCGGTACAAGCTTTCCTGTAACTATTAGGGTTAATAGAACTACTGCTGACAGTACAGAAAGTACTCACCAAAATGCGTTTCAGTGGTCATCTTTTACAGAAATAATAAATGAAGCAAGAGCATACGCTGATTCTGCTCATGTAGGTTTACGATTTGATGCTGAAACCTTCCCTTCAATTCCTACAAGAATGTATAGAGTTAAAGGAACTCTTATAAAAATACCTCATAATGCAACTGTCAGGGCTGATGGTTCAATAAGTTATAGCGGAACATTTAACGGAACATTTAAAACAGACAAAGAGTGGACAAACGACCCTGCATGGATTTTGTATGACTTGTTAACTACATCTAAAGGTTTTGGAGATCATATAGACACAACACAATTAGATGTTTTTAGTTTTTATTCTGCCTCTGTTTATTGTGCAGAACAAGTTGATGATATGACAGGAACTGGAAATACTGAGCCAAGGTTTGCAACAAACGTAGTTTTAAATACTCAACGTGACGCATATTCGTTAATTAATGATCTTTGCTCTGTAATGCGGGTAATGCCATTTTATAGTGCTGGCGTAATAAACATATCTCAAGATCGACCAACAGACCCAAGTTATGTTTATAATCTAAGTAATGTTACTGAAGCAGGTTTTTCATATTCAAATTCAAGTAAATCTACAAAAGCCACTGTAGTTAATGTTGCTTATTTTGATAATGAAACACAATCTATAGATTATGAAACTGTTGAAGATACCGCTTTACAGGCAAAGTATGGGGTAGTAGTTAAAAATTTAAGAGGATTCGCTACAACTTCTAGAGGTCAAGCTGCCAGATTAGGTAAATGGTTTTTATATACGCAATCAAATGAGGCTGAAATATGCACTTTTAGAACTTCTATTGAATCTGGAACAATAGTTAGAGTCGGTACAATTATAAATATCCAAGACCCTATGAGGGCTGGGGTAAGAAGGGGAGGAAGAATTAAAACAGGTGTTTCTACAACACAAATAATTGTTGATGACTCGAATCATACAGATTTAGCTGCCACTGGAAATGCAACTTTATCTGTAATTTTATCTGATGGTACTTTAGAAACTAAAACAATAAGCAGTGTATCTGGTTCAACAGTTACTGTAAGTTCTGCATTTTCATCTGTTCCACAAACAAACTCAGTTTGGGTAATAGAAAATGACTCTTTATCGTTGCAAACTTTTAGAGTAATTTCAGTTAAAGAAGTTGACTTAATTGAATATGAAATTGTTGCCGTTGTGCATAACTCCTCTAAATACAATTTCGTAGAAGATGGATCTACTTTACAAACAAAAACAATAACAACATTAACTGCTCTGAAAGACCCACCCGCAAACTTAACAACATCTGAACAGATAGTAGTTTTAAATAATCGAGCCGTTTCAAAATTATTTATTACTTTTGAACCAGTCAGAGGTGTTACTGAATATTTAGTACAGTACAGATTCAATAATGAAAACTTTATTTCTGAAAGAATAAGCAGACCTGATTTCACTATTTTAGAAACAAAAAAGGGAACTTACGAAATTAGAGTTTTTAGTTTTAACGCATTAGGCAATCCAAGTAACGAACCTTCTACAGTTACTGCAGTAACGATAGGTAAAACAGCATTACCTCAAGATGTCTCAAATCTAGTTGCTGAACCTATATCAGATCAATTTATAAGATTGAGATTTGACAAGGCTACAGATGTTGACGTTTTGCATGGTGGCTCAGTGGTAGTGAGGCACAGTAATCTTACAGACGGAACTGGTACGTTTACAAAATCAGTTGATTTAATACCAGCAGTTTCTGGAGCGGCATCTGAAATAATTATTCCAGCAATCGAAGGAGAGGTAATTTTAAAATTTCGTGATGATGGTGGAAGGCTTAGTAATGGTGAAACTTCAGTAATACTAACTGTACCCGATCCATTTCCAAAACTAACAGTTTTTACAGACAGAGAAGATACTGACAGCACACCTTTTGATGGTACAAAAAATAATTGTACTTTTGACTCTGTTTTAAGTGGGTTAATACTTGGAAATGCAGTATTATTGGATTCTGTTTCAGATTTTGATTCAATCCTTAGTTTTGATAGTTTAGGAACTCTGAGTGCAAGTCTAGGTCTTTATGACTTTGCAAGTAAGTTAGATTTAGGAGGAAAACAACCTTTAAAGCTAACAAGACATATTGTTTCACAAGGTTTTTACCCTAGTGATTTATTTGATGATAGAACAGCACTAATTGATACTTGGACAGATTTTGATGGTGCTAAAGCAGAAGATGTGAATGCCAAATTACTTGTTTCGCATAGCGATTCTGCTGCAACAACTTCAGTTTCAGCAACTTATTCGCAATCTGCCAGCACAATAACAATTACAAAAAACAGTCATGGATATTCTGTAGGAAGCAATGTTGAAATTACATTTTCATCTGGTAATTCAACAAGTGGTAATTTTGAGATTTTAACAGCAGCAACAAATAGCTTTACTGTTGCAGCTACAGATAGTCAGACAACAAGTGGAAATTGTACTTATTCTGCTGAATTTTCTAAATTTCAAACTTTTGCTAATGGTATTTTTACAGGTAGAACTTTCAGATTTAGAGCTGAATTAACCTCAACTGATGTTGCACAAAGTATTGAAATAGAACAATTAGGTTATTCTGCACAGCTTGAAAGCAGAACAGAAACAAGTCTTGGTAATGCTGGGGCAACAAATGGAGTTATTTCTTCGGGTACTTCTCAGAAAGCGGTAAGTTTTACTAATACCTTTTTTACAGGTGCAGCAAATACAAGTGTAGGTGCTAATTCAGTTTTACCCTCTATTGGAATTACAATAGAAAATGCACAATCTGGTGATTTCTTCACTTTGTCAAGCATCACAGGAAGCGGCTTTAATATAGATATAAAAAATGGTTCAAGTCATGTAGATAGAAATTTCAAATATGCTGCAACAGGTTTTGGTCGAGGCTCTTAAATTATGATAACCTTAAAGAAATAATAGAGTAAAATGGCAACTCACGATTACGTTATAGACAATGCCTCTGGTAGTGCCGTAAGAACAGACTTAAATAATGTATTTCAAGCGATATTAACAAATAACAGTTCTGGTTCTGCTCCAAGTACCACTGCTGCCTATATGTTTTGGGCTGATACTTCCAATAATGTTTTAAAAATAAGAAACTCAGGAAATTCAGATTGGGTGGAGTTGTTTCAGTTAGATGGTACATTGACCCTTGAAGATGGGTCTGCAAGTACGCCAGCACTAGCATTTCGTGACGATTTAAATAGTGGTATTTTTTCAAGTGCAGCAGACACAGTAGATGTTTCTTGTGGAGGTACTACAAGGGGTAGTTTTAGTTCCTCTGGTTTGACAGTGACAGGAAACGTCACAGCAACAACTTTTGTCGGTGATGTAGATGCAAACAATGGAGATTTTGATGGAACTTTAGAAGCTGATGCCATAACAGTTGGTGGAACTGCCTTAAATACTGTTATTGCTGGAGTTGCATCAACGAATGTCACTGTTGCAGATGAATCTTCAGATACGACTTGTTTCCCTTTATTTGTTACAGCAGCCACAGGTGATCTACCGCCAAAATCAGGATCAAATTTATCTTTTAATTCTTCGAGTGGAAAATTAACTGCAACATCTTTTGCTGGGGATGGTTCAGAATTAACTGGTTTAAGTTCTGGCGGTGTTACAAGTGATGCACAAAGCAACACGATTGCAGGGTCAGGGGCTGGTGATAGTTTTAGTGGAACTGATGCTGAGGAAAATACTTTATATGGTAAGGATTGTGGTGAAAATATAACCACAGGCGATAACAATACGGCAATGGGAAGGGAGGCTTTACACGACAACCAGACAAAAAGTAACTGTACTGCTATTGGACATAACGCTTTAAATAAATGTATTCAAAATAATTCAACTGCTGTGGGATCATCTGCTGGTGCTGCTTTGACAACTGGTACATATTTTACAGCCGTTGGAGCTTACGCAGCAGACGCAGTAACAGACGGATATTCAATGACTGCGGTGGGTTACAATACTTGCGGTCAAATGGTTAGTGGCGGTGCTTGTACTGCGGTTGGTCATGAAGCTTTAAGGTATCAGACTGCTGGTGCTAGTTGCACTGCGGTTGGTAATAAAGCCTTAGAAAATGTAACTACATCTTCAAACCACACTGCGGTTGGATCGGGTGCTGCAAGATATGTAACTACTGCAACTAACATAACTGTTGTTGGTATGAATGCTGGATACGCAAAACAAACTGGTGATTCTCTAACTGCTGTTGGTAGTAGTTGTTTAAGGCAAGCTACGGGAAATGACAACACTGCAATGGGTAACAATGCTGCCTATGCACTGACTACTGGAACTAACAATACAGTTATGGGTCATTATGCTCAAATGCTACACAACGTAAGCAACAATACAATGATTGGAGAAATGTCTGGTTATGACACTTCTGGAAGTGGAAATACTGCTTTGGGACAAGGAACTTTAACTGGTTGTAGTGGTAGTAATAACACCTGTATTGGACAGAGTGCAGCTACTTCAGCATCGGATTCAAGTAATCAAATGACTTTGGGAAATGCAAGTATTAATAACTTGCGTTGTGCTGATACTTCTATCAGTTCCTTATCTGATCGAAGAGACAAAACAGATATTGTTGATTTACCAGTTGGACTTGATTTAATTAATAAAGTAAGGGCAGTAAAATTTAAATGGCAGACAAGAGATAAAACAGAATCAAAAGACGGGACAATTAGGGGTGGTTTTATCGCACAGGAACTACAGGAAGTTATGACAGATTTTGATGCCTCTTGGCTTGATTTAGTACATGATGAAAACCCAGAAAAGTTAGAAGCAAAACAAGGTAAATTAATACCTGTATTGGTAAAAGCGATACAGGAGTTATCCGTAAAAGTCACAGCCCTAGAAGCAGGGTAAAATAAAAGTAACTAAATTTTTTACAATGGAAGAAAGAACAACAGAAGAAATTACAACAATTTATACATACGCTGGTCATAGCGTAGATGTAATTAATGAATATGCTAATTTTGCAGCTTATCAAAGTGCAAATCCTTATGATGTTCTAACAACAGAAGAAGAATGGAAACAAAAAATTAAAGATAATGTAACTCATTTAGAAATTATTAAGGCATATAAAAAAACTGATGGGACTACTTCTATTTGGACATCTGAAGATTTTACAGCCATAGATGCTGCTATAACTAAAGGAAAGACACTTTATTCTTAAATTATGGATCACAAACAACAACTTGAACAACTTGGCTACGAGAAGCAAAAGCTTCTTACTGCTCTTAACGAGATCGAAGGGGCAATGAAGTATGCGGTTCAGTGTTTGAAGTCTGAAGCGATAGCCGAAGAATCCCAGCCATCAGATACAGAGGCATTAACCCAAGAATCAAAAACAAAGTCATCAAAGTCAAAGGCATAGCCAAAACCCTTAAAATTTCTCTCAGCATTATGTTTCAAAAAATTTGCCAGATAGCCTCATTGTTGTCACTATTCCTAACTTTGTCAATGTTGGGCGGTTCATATTACGCCTACAGATTTGTAACCTCTGAACAGTTCAAAGCAAGAGTCATGAACGAAGTATTAGACAATGTACAAGGAATGATGCCAAAAGTTTTAGATAATTCTTTACCAGACATGACAGGTGGAACTATTCCAGAATTTATACCAACAGCACCAACTAAATAAATGGAGATACCAGAAATAGGTATCAGACAAATCAATATTCCAGAAATCTATATTCCTGAGACATACAATCCTAACCCTGTTCTGCCTGTAGTAACAAATTTAGAAATAAATACTGTTGGCTGTACTTATCAACATAGAGATATAAAAAATACTGGTAATACACAACTTTTACTAGATGACCCTAATGGGGTATTTACTGATTGTGATTCTGTTTTTCCAAGTTTTTTTCCTATGGATTACAGACCAGATCAATTAGTAATAACTGAAGATTTACCAATATCTAACGATACTCCACCAATGCCAGAAACTGACTTACCAGAAACCAAAACACCAGAAAATAAAAAAGAAGAATTAGTAATCCCAGAGTGTCCAAGTAGGAAAGATCAAGCCGTTGGGGATTACAGAAACTCAAAACGCACTTCCAGAGTAGTCGGTCATAAGCTATCCTCGGATAAATCAGAGTGCATTACCCTTTATGAGGACGTACCATTTCGAGAAACATTTATTGGTACGCCTGAAGTACTTATTTCTACTGCTGCTATTGGTTTGGTTGCTGGTAGTTCTGCGGCTCTTGTCCCTGTAATACAAGGAATTGCTAAAAGTGCTATAAAACAAATAAGTAAAAGATTGACCAAGAAAAAAGATTAGGTATAATAAAAGTCCCTAAAGCAGCAATAGACTGACCCGTTGAGTTGCATTAGGGTGTCATTTCTAAAGGTACAAACATATAGGCAAGTTATTTCAAGGCCATCACAGGGCAATCTGGAGGCAGTAAATTAGTCATTTAGCTTGATTTTATGGGTATGAGGCAAAACTTGGTTAGGTTGTGCTATTAATTTGATGCCATCGCAATTAACTTGATACTTACCAATAAACACCACACCTAGACGCGCTTGTTCTCCACAAATCTTAAGTCTATACAATTCCATTTCCATTTTGGTTTTAGATATTAATAATTCTTGCGCTTCAATATTTACCTTTGCAGCTTTTTTACATAACTCACCGCCATTTCCTAAAGGGATATTAAATTGCATAGAAATACCATAATTTAGATTGTAATTATCTTTTTCAAATCTTGGTGTTTCTTGTATATATTTTATTGCGCCTGTGTCCTCGTCATAGATGTTTTGTTTGGTAACTGTTTCGATAGGTCGATTAAATGACCATGCATCTGTCAAATATGGTGTGATAGTCAAGCTAGGCGAGGTGCAAACGATTCCTTGAGAATATCTATTTTGTGGTAAAGAAGATGGGGTTATCATGGTTGCATTATTGTTCACGACACCTTGAGCATTGCTGCTAGGACTAGCTACTGTTGTATTTGCTAAAACTTTTATAGGACTAAGTAAAAAAATTATTGTCCAAAGACAGAGGTGGTTTCTGTGGTGGTGGTAGTTGTTATTGTTCTGTTTATTGTGGTCACGTTTGAAAGACCAGCACCTTGAAGCGACTCTACTAAAGAAAAGCTTTGACCAGCGTTGACTATTTTCCATCTAGGCACATTTTCAAGCGTTGGACTTGTCCAGCTAAACTGAACACCATTAAGAGTTTGAGTTGTTCCAGAGGTCGTTGCAGGGTTAATGTAGCCATTAAGATCTGCTGATTCAATATTGTGTCCAGACGCTGAGTACGAAAAACCAGAATTATACTGGTGGCTGGTAATAGTTTCATTAATGATACTTTGCGAGGTCGAACTCATTGTTGAGCTACCACTTCTAAATTGTGGCACAACTGGAGTAGCAAGAGTTCTTACAGGTAATACTAATAAAACTAACAGCCAAAGTCTAGTCAATGGTTATAGACACAGTAGTTGAACCTATGCAGCTAGTACCAGACCCTCCAGCGGTACAAGTATGAATACCAGAGGAAACAGAAGTAAGAGCTAAATTTCCAGCAGTACCACCAGAAATTACTGTTGTTTGACCTCCTAATACTGGTAATGTTGCTATGCCGCTTGATGGAGTTATTGCTGATTGTGTTACGTCTCCAGCTTGGTAACTTTCTGAGAGTGAGAAGGCAGATCCAGCTGTTGTTACTGTTTTATTTGTATTTACTAAAGCTGGTACACCATTACTCAAACTTCCTAAGTTCAGGCCTCCAATCCCATTTGTAACAATACTATCTCCAGTTCCTGTAGATGTCGTTACATTATTTCCACTTATGCTGTAAGTGCTAGGAGCTGCATTCGTTATAACGTATGGAGAGTCTATTGATATTTGTGCAGAGGTTACAAACTTTTGAGTGATTTCTGCAAAAACACTAGACGGAGAAAGAAAAAGTATAAAAGGCAGTAATTTTTTCATTTGGTGCCAATTTTAGAGTTCTTGTTATCTACTATAGTATCTTTTTTCTTTTTTATCTGGAATCCTAGTGATGCAGTAGATGCACTAAAGATTGAAGCAATGAACGTGGGGTCAAAGTCTACTATCTTTTTTCCACTAGGCGGTTCGTAGTATGAAAGGCTTAATAGCGTTGCCGACCAAAGAAGTACACAAACTTTAACAATGGTTTCAACTTTGCTTGGTTCCTGATCGTCCATAAAGGTTAAGATTCTTGTCTTATACTAGCAAGTTAGCTATGTTTGGAAAGTAACACAAGATTATTATGCTCAGAATCCTAAAACCTATTCTCATGACATTCTGTAAGACGAATGCAGTAAAAAAATTAATTCTTGATCTTTTAAAGGCATTAGCAAAGACCACAGACAATACGATAGATGACCAGATTGTAGATTATGTATCAGTGCATCTATGGCCAGAGGTCAAGTGAAAAGTATTATAAATATTCTTACAAAAAAACCAAGTTTAGAGTCTGAGTTTGCTGTAGAAACTTCTATTGCAAATCTTTATAAATTTGAAGATATAGACGAACTAAGAGAAATAGCAATTCAGCTGGCGCGAGCAAATCATAAACAATCACAGTTCATAGCTAATGCATTAGAAATAATGTGCAATCAGCAAGACAATATAATTTATCTTGAAAGAAAAATAAAAAAAGCGCCTCTAATGAAGCGCCTAAAGTACATTTTGTTTGGTAAAGATTGAGGTCTTACTCAGGAAAGAAAAACTTAAAGAACCTGATGCCCCAATTTAAACTTCTTTACTAATATCACACCAGACAAAGTGATCTTGGTGTCTATTAATCATGCGATCTAAAGGGTCACGAAATACACATTCAAAAGTTCTATCGGTATCAGGGTCGTAAAATATTTGACCCTCATAAGGATTGCTAGGGAACTTAGAAAGGTAGGTCATCAACGCTAACTGTTTCTTCTGAATCTTTTGGTGGTAATGGGGCTAGTTTGCCGCTATTTCCCCACATACCGCCCCAAAGAGTAAATCCAGCTTCTTCATGGTACTCTTTCTTGTCTGTATAGACTCTGATTGTTGTACCTTCTTTTTCTGCTTTGTCATGCATTTTCATGAAAAACTCGGCAGCTTTTAATGCATTTTCAATAGTAAAATCAAAAATTACATTTTTTTCTGGGGCATAATCATTGACAGGGTTGGGGTTGTCAAGGATTCTGAATTTAGCAGTAAATGCTGGTTGTACTTTAGCCATAGTTAAAAAGGGTTTTTAGGTGTAATGTTCATTGTTTTTTCCCATTCAAGGATTTCATTTATGTCGTAACGAACCTTGGCGGAACCTGATGATACCGCATATTTGGGAAGTGTATAGTATTTTGGTCCACGATCTTTACGTCTCCAATCAGCAATAGTTGCTGGACTTAATCCATATCTTTCAGCTAACTGGTCAGATGTTAAAAATTGCTGTTCGATTTGGTTCATGGTGTTAATGCTTTCCTCCTAGCTTTGATTAGGTCAATAAGTTTATTATATTGGTCTTGGCTGATTTTCCCTTCATCTAGCCTTGCAACTAGAGTATTGAAATGTTGGTCTAATTGTTCATCAGTAGTTGATTTCACAATAGCGTCACGAGCCAAAACCGCTATGTTCTGTTTGTGTTGAACATTAGCTTGTCTTTTAGATGGTGTGGCTTTTTCTTTTTCTGGTTCTATCTCCATGTTGTTATCCATGTCAGTTTCCAGACCAAGAATCAGTTTAATACTGTATCTTCTTTGGTAAGTAACAGAGCCACCCCAAACGTGTGCTTCGTTTTTCCTTTCTAAATCTCTTGGAGGTAGAAAGAAAGGCAGTTCACTAACTTCTTCATGGCCACCAATATGCACTAATTTAGTTTTTATTGTGGTTTGGCCTGTAGGTGTGCAACCAAAAAGTTGCGATAAATGAAAACCATTACTATGAAGTACTGGCTGGACTTTAGAAAGCATCTGCTCAAGTGGCAGAT